GTTACTTTCTTGAAAAGATCTTCGTTGTATTTGTAAGTGTGAAGTTTCGCTGTGTCGAGTACTCCAGTCCTACTAGTAGCAGCACGAGCGTAAGCATCTGCAGACTTTCTACATTCAAATTCCTTAACAAGGTAATTGACCTCCTTTTCTGCCTCTCTTTTATATTGTATCAACGCTTCGTCTATTGGTTGCAAAAGTGTAGATTTGTTAAGAGGTGCTGCATATATCATATCCCAGTACTCTTCACATATTTCACTTATCTCTTCATTCCTAATAATAATTTCATCAGGAATTATATGTGGTTTCTCAATATAAATGTTATTCCTTATTGGTTTCTGAGTAATCTTCTTTAAGTTACCACCAAGACTTGATTCAGTCCTTACAGTAGGATCAGGATCAGCCAACCTATCATCGCCAGCATTACTATCGCTCCTATTTTCCAAAGGAGAACCGCTATCAGAGTCAGGAACGGAAGAGTCACTATCGCTAGTGCTACCAGCATCAATATCCCCAGAAACTTGAGAATCTTGGAGCTGATCCATCCAGTCCCCTTCAGCACCTTCTCCTTCCTTGTCTTCTTTGTCTTGCTCCTGCTTGCAGAAATTATATAGCGTTCCTGCTGCTGAGATGGTGTCAGTAAACGTTTCGGCATTTTGAATTAAAGTGATAATCTCCTTTTCAGCATCTGAAAAAGATATGTCAAGGAACGAACCAATCTTAAAATATAGATTAGCACGATCAGCAAGATTAAAAGTACTAAGATCTTCATCCTTTACTTCAAAGAAATCTTTATCATGTAACTCACTATACCCTCTATAGAAGGATTTGGCAATACCCATATACTTTCTCTTCATCAATTTCTCGATTCTTGCATCCTCCACCACATTGACAAACTGTTGAGGAATTTTACCTTCCCAACTCCAATCATCAGGAGTAAAGAGTGCATGTCCTACTTCATGACCCACCAACATATCATATACATTATTACTAGCTTTCTCCCACATAGGAAGAGTTAACACACGAGTCTGAATATTGAACTGTGCAGTCTCACATTGCTTATGCTCTACTACGATATCCTCAGTAGCAAGCAGTTTGGCAAGTTGAGATTTGATTTCTTTTTGAACTGCCATGTGTCTTTTCGTTTGATGTACCTATCATACTAGAAAACCGCCTCTTGTGGGCGGTTTGTAGACGGTTTATCAACTGTCTACGCCTTTCTCTTGCAGCACGTAGAGCCTGTGGTTTAAGAGTTCGTTTCTTCTCTTTCTTAGAATGATGTTGCCAATTTGGGGTCATTGTTCTTAAGATGATCCATAATATTTATTGTAGGATACCATCCCAATTGACGCAACACCCTTGTGTCAGCACATAAACTGTCTGGTTCGCCTGGTGTGTCCTCTTTAATAGGCAGATCCCGTCCCATTGCCTTTGCTATGTCCATGACAGGGATTGCTTCTCCATATCCAACATCAAGGTGTCCTCTGAAATTAGAATCCATTAGTAAGCATATAGCCGTTGCCACATCCCTAACATGGATATAGTCTCTATAATGTCTTGTAATGTACTTAGCAGTATTCTCCTGAAGCATCCTGTATAACATGTCAGGTCTACTTCCCTCCTCTGCCCATACATTAAAGAATCTCATACCCACACTATTAGGTGGTGCTTGTAATTCATTTACCATCTAGGTAATAGCATAAGGGTTTTGAGACCACCCATGAGCACCAGCAGAACTAGCATAAAGTAACCTTATATCATTCTCTCCACAATAATCAAAGATAGGTTTAGACTTCTCTACATTATTTTCCCAGAACCTATCAGGGTCTTCAAAACTTTCTCTAAGAGCAGCAAAGGCTGCTAAATGAATAACACAATCATACTTCTCTTTAGGAGGTTTAAAGAATCCTATATCATCAGGAAAATCCATACCATAAAGATCTGGTCTTTCATTTTGCCACTCACCATATCCATTAGACTCTTGAATAAAACCCCACAAGTGGTTTCCTATAAAACCCTTATGTCCTGTGATTAGTACTTTCTTACCTTCATAAAATTCTAGTTTCATGTTACCGTCCAATCAATAACAGTACGAATATCTTGGTTATATTTCCAGATCTCTCTGAACATATCAGCATTGATATCCTCCTTTTCCAATTGGACAATCAAAGAATTGATATCCTTAGGAAAACAAGTTCCACCAAAACCTCTATCACCATCTATACCAGGTACTCTGGTATGTGATGTACCGATTCTACTATCAGCAGTCACACCCTCCACTACATTATTATAATCCATACCCACCTTCTCACACATATCATATATCTTATTGAAATATGCTACCTTATAAGCCAAGAAGGTATTAGAGAAATACTTTACTGCTTCACTCTCATCAGAAGTCATCGTAATAACTGGAGTTTCGTGGAAGAATCTATAATAAAAATTAGCTGCATCTCTAGCAGCATATTGATTTCCACCTATTACAGTTCTCTCTGCATTCTTAAAATCAACCACAGCATTCCTAGCAGTGAGGAACTCTGGGTTATGAGCAATAGTAAGAAACTCATACTTCTCAGCATATGCTTTGGTGGTTCCAATAGGAACAGTGGACTTTATGATAAAGACAGTATCTCTAACCACATACTCCTCTTGCTTAATACCAGCAAAGAAACTATCCAAGATGGATAAATCACAACTACCATCCATTTTCATAGGAGTAGGAAGGCAGACAAAAATATACTGCTGATCTAGAACCTCTTCTAGAGTATTGAAAGATCTATTTGGATCTACGTCATAAACCTTAGTTGGTGCTTTATCTCTTACGTTCTGGTAAACTGCATTGCCAACGAAACCATTACCAACAATTCCGATCATAAGGCTAACCTACTGAATCCTTTGACTTTCTCAAATTTTAGCACACTATCGAACCTATCGTCCATACCTGTCTTGTGTGATATGACAAAAACGTTAGCATCTTTGATGACAAAGCGGATAATCTTAAGGAATTCTTCCGTTCCGAACCCATCAAGTGAGGAATCGAACACCTCATCCATGATTAAAAGGTTAGTATTGACAGAATTTTTAAACCGTGCTACCTCCCTCCAAGTGAATAGAAGTGCTAAGTCGATACGCATCTTCTCCCCTTCACTAAAGGAGGAATAAGAAAAATTGTCATGGATAGGAGATTGAATAGTCTCGTTAAACTCCTCATCCAATGTAAAGTTAATATAAAAGTCCATCATCTGAAGATACCTATTCACCTGCTGATTGATCAGTGGCAAATACTTCTTTATGATTTTGGACTTGACTCCACCATCCTTGAGTAACCCATAATTAAAATTATGGTATTGAATGGTTTCTTTTTTAGAGGCTAATGCCTCATATGTTTCTGCTAACTTATTTTGAAAATCTTCTAGTTTCTCATGCTCAGTATTTCTGTTTGCAAGTTGTTCGGTAATTCCTTGAATCTCCGATTCCAGATCTCTGATTTGTCGTTGGCAGCCAGAGATGCGAGTATTGTTTTTAGAAATGCCATGCGTTAGTGTAGTAATCTCCTTAGATAAGTTTGTAAAGTGATGCTCTCGCTCTTCCTCTTTTTTAATTGCCTCCTCTAGTTCTTTATAACCAGATTGCAACTCCTTTGCTTTATTTTGAGCATCTTCGATTTTATTTAGTCTAAAGTCCTCGTTGATAGCTTGTGTGCAAGTAGGACACACCGTATTCTTTGTAAAGAATTTATGCTCTTTAGTAATGGTTGTTACCCTATTAGATATCTTTCCTTTAAGATTTCCTAACTCACGTAACTTTTCTGTAGCACCTGTTACCTTCTCTTGTTCTTTAAGTAATTCATCAACATCACCTTGTATCAATTCGTTACTTTCTATGTGTGTATCCACTTCGATATTTAATGTTTTGATCTTACCATAATCATCATTTATTCTTACTTTTCCCTGCTCTTCTAATTCATTAATAAAGTTTTCTTGCATCTCTACTTTATCAGTCAAAGACTCTTTCTTTAATTGATATGTTTTAATTTCTTCTCTAACTAATCTAATTTTATCTTTTATCAAACCATTCATTGAAGAAAAGATCTTAATATCCAAAAGATCTTCAATCACTTCTCTACGATTGGATGCAGTCAATTGCATAAAAGGAACAAAAGCACTACTACCCAAAATAACAATCTGAGTAAATGACTTATAGTTCATCTTAAGAACATTCTGTTCTAACCATTTTTGTTGATCATTAACAGATGACGACTGATTCAACATCTGACCATTTCTATAAATCTCAAATATATTTGGTTTCATACCTCTACGAATAAACCAATCCGTAGATCCTATAGTAAAATCTATTTCAACAGAACAATCCTTCTCATTCATAGAATTGAGAAGTTGTGATTTATTAATTTTACGAAATGGTTTATTAAACAAAACAAAAGTCAACGCATCTAAAATGGTTGACTTACCTGCTCCATTTGTTCCTATTATAACTGTAGTTGATGTTGATCTAAGATTAACTTCTGTCCAATTATTGCCTGTAGATAATAGGTTACGCCAGCGTATTTTTTCGAAAAGGATCATTCTTTGGAGGCACTATGATATCTTCTGGTGTAATTACATTATACACGTAATTATGTACTTGGCAAGCTTTAATAGCCACAGCATCATCAACTTCTATTATATTCATCTCTGGAAAATCATCAACTTCCATTAATCCAACATATCGATCAGCATCATCTTCTTGTTCAAACATAAGAAGAACTCTTTCACCATTATCACCCTCTAAAGCAAAGGCACCTTCATCCTCATATCCCTTTACAGTGAGAATAAACATTACTCT